TTCTCCCATTCTTTGATATAATCCCGGATTGCTTCCGTCCCGCCGTTGATAGCGCCGGTTTCCTGATCCACAACGGAAGAAATCCCCGGAATAGTTTGCACAAGCCACCTGCAGGTTTCCAGCCATCGCTTCTGCTGCAAGTCAATCTGATCCGTACTCCAGCCGAGAGCGGTCAATCCGGCCCGCGCTTCCTCGCTTTCGGTGCCCATAGCGAGGAACTCCAGCGCCATCTGCTGTAAGAATTGCGCGCCCGCCTCCGTGTCAGAAAGCCCCGGAAGCCCCGTCACAAAGTTGGCCAGAAGGCTGTTCCATGCTTCCGCGTTCTCCGGCTCGATCTGGTTTGCGGCCTCTGCCATGGACGTCAACCATGCAGACGTTTCTTCCGCGGATTTGCCTGTCAGTGCGGACAGCGCGCCGACATTCGAGCCCAAAGCGTCGAGGAAGGTCTGCCAAGCGCTCGCCTTGCTTGTGTCGGGAGCCGACCCGGAAAGCGCTGCTGCGAGATCGCGCACATTCTTCCCGCTGTTGGTCTTGAACACGTTTTCAAGGCCATCAACCTTCTCGAGCGTTGTCAGCAGATTGGTCCACGTCTGCGGGCTGCTTGCGTCAAGGAAATTCGCGCCTTCCGCAATGGCCTTCATGACCGCTCCGGAAGCGTCGCCGTTTGAAAGCGCCGTAATGGCCGCCGCGGCATTGTTGCCGAGAGCGGTCAACAGGTTTGCCCAATAGCCGCTGTAATCCGTCTCGAGGTCATCCGCGCTGGCCGCCACACCTTCGAGGAAAACCCGCGTTTTGCCTCCGTCCCCGGAAATGGCCGCGATTGCGTCCCCTGCATTATCCCCGATTGCCGTGAGAAGGACTTTCCACTTTTCAGGATCGCCGCCGAGCTGCGCGCTGAGTGCCAGCGCCAGTTCGTTGATGGTTCCGGCATAGTCCCCGTTTTTCGCCGTCTCCATAGCGTTATCAAGCCCGGTCAGGCTGCCGGAGAAGGACTCGACAAATGCAACGAGGTTCCCGCTCGATTCGCTCTTGATCTGATACCCGGCGATTTGTTCCAGCAGGCCGAGCAGGTTCTGGGCCTTTTCCGCCGTGGTCTCAATATCCCGGAGCTTTGCCGCCGCGTCAATGTCAATCCGCTCGAATTCATCCATGACCGTCGTTGTTCCCTTCGGAACAAGCAAACGCTCCATGAATCCGGCGAGGCCGGAAGTCAGCGGCTCCAATGTGGTCAGCAGAAACCCGCCGACGTTGGTCTTCAGGCTGTCCAAAGCTGTCTCCATCCGGCGGAGACTGTTCGCATAGCCGTCGGACGTCCGCGCAAAATCGCCCTGCGCGTCAGACGTCGCCTGCATGAGGTACTGATAGCGGAGCTGGATCTGCTCGGACTGAGACATTGCGTCAAAAGCCTTTGTGATGCCCTGGGTCAGCGCGAAAGCCTCCAGGTTCGCAACGGACATATTAATGCCCAGTTCCTTCAGCGGTTCCGTCTGCCCGGAGATGCCAGACCTGATCTTCTGGAAAGCTGTCTCAAAATCCAGATTGTAGAAGGAAGCCATATCCGCGGCCAGTCCGGACAGATCCTCCGACATGGTGACAATCTCCGGGCCGGCCAGCCCCGCGCTTTTCATCATCGCGCCGAGTGTGCTGGTAAACTTTTTGGCCTGCAGCTCAGTCAGGCCGAAGGAGGAAGCAGCAGACTTGGCCCAGGCGTCAATCTGATTCGCCGAGGATCCGAAAGTGTTGTCCACCACATTCTGCACCTCTTGCAGATCTGAAGCAGCGGAAATGGCGTCTTTCCCGAACGCAAGCAAGCTCTGCCCGACCTTCGCTCCGATTGCCGCAATACTGATCTTTGCGAACATGCCCGCGAACTGGTCACCGATTGAGCCGGTGGCCTTCCCGGCGCCCTGTTCCCATTCCCCGCAGGCTTTCTTGAGCGAATCCGTTACGCCGTCAATCGACCGCATTGCTTTTGTATCATCCGCGCCGATTTCAAAAATGACCTGCGCGTCACTCATGCGCACCACCTCCTTCTGCGAGTGTCAGCAGGCTGATCGCCACGCTTCGCAGCCCGTCGGCCATCTGCTGCGCGCGCTCCTTGTCCGTCATGTGAACCGAATAGCGGGCCTTTGCCTCCGCCAGCCAGCGCCTTTCTTCAGCGTTCCACTTTGTCGCCGGCGGCATAGGCCGGGTCCGGATCCCGAGGATTTCCGAATAGCGCGAGCCTTCCGGCATGCAGGCGAGAAGGGAAGAAAACTCGAACCAGCTCAGCCTGTCCCGCCACAGGTTGATCCCGTAGGACTGGAGAAACGCCGCCCGAATCAGATCGGCGTCCTGCTCAAAGTCCGTGATTTTGTCCTTCTTCGCATTCTGCTTAGTCTCCGGGAATAAGAGCCCCTTGACCGCCTCCATGACCGGCGCCGCATCCCTCGGCGGATGCTTCATCAGGCAATGCAATGCCCTGTACAGCTTCGCCTCCGGCAGAAGATCATCACGTGCCATTTCATCCAGCAGGCGCAGCACATTCCGGAAATCAAAGTCCATGCGGAAGAATTTCCCGTTGACCGTCACGCCCTCCGGGAGCCGTTCCTGCAGTTTCATCTTGCGCGCTTCTGGGCCTTGCTGATCCGCTGCGCAAGGTCCTTCTCTACGATAATGCTGCACATGTACAGCACACTTTCCGCGGACCCGTTGTACATGTCAAGCAGCTTGCCCGCCTGATCTTTCCCGAAAAGGACCGTTGCGAAGTACAGCGCCACGTCACGCGCCTGCTCTGGCGTATGCTCCGCGGGCAATGCCTGCATCATCTTGACGGCTTCAGAGATGCGCGTGACAAGGAGATTCGGGTCCGCGTCCACGCGCAGCTTCAGGAGTTCGTCTCCCTCTTTGACAGGTACAGTACAATGGATCCTCCCCAGGCTCCTATAGCGCGGCCCGATGTGAAGCAGGCTCTTCAACCGCTCAAACAAGAATACTCCCCCTTAGACGAAAAGGGGAGGAGGAAACCCCCTCCTCCCCCGGTTGGATCAGGCAGCCGTCACGGTCGGGATCCCGTTCACGCGCAGCTTGCAGCTAAACGGGACAATGTCCGTAGCGTTGCCGCCGAAGTCGACGATGTCCGTGATCGTGCAGTCCGCCACGATGGTCTCGACAAGGGTGGTCCCGTCGTAGATCTCCACCTTCAGCGAAGAAACGCGGTTCTGCCCCAGGCTGTAGCGCAGGCCGGCGATGTAGTCCTGGGCCGCGTCACCGATCACCCGGTGGCCGCTCACATCGTACTCCGGCGCAATGCCCGTCACCACGTTGCAGGCGCCGCCCTGGCCGCACATGTAGAAGGACTGCTGGTTCTGTTCGTTCACGCTCGGGCTGATGCTCTCAATGCCCGCGCAGAGGGGAGCATAGGTCCACGCCGAACTGGCGTATTCCGTGCCGATAAACATCTTGATAACCCACTCGGGGTTGAGATTCGGCATTGCCATTGTTTAATCACCTCTCCAGAAGAATTTGACCGACAGCGATGAAGCCATCAGCCAGTCGTTGTTGTTTTCCCGCCCGATCACCTGCGGGAAGGTCATGGTTGAAATGTCGATGATCTGCCATGAATCAGACGCAGGATAAACCTTTGCCCGGGTGAGAACCCCGTGTAGAAAGTTCATCGTGTCAGACAGCACCTGCAGATTGTGGTGCTTCCCGTTCAGCGTCACGTCCAGCGGAACCACCGTGTTCTTTGTCATGTGCATAGAGGACGGGCTGGACGGTCCGATCTCGCAGACAAGCCCCGCTCCCGTAGGCAGCGCGCCCCGCGTAACCGTTGCGAAAAGGCCGTCTTCTGCGTTCATCAGACCTATGACCGCCTCGAGCACCGAGTTAATCACGCTCATAGGTTCATCTCCATCAGGCGCTGGGCCTGCTTCTCCCACTTGTCAAGGTGGTTCATTTTCGCCACTTCGCACCATTTCCAGGTGGCCATGGGGTTAATGTCTGTGATAGCTGTCTTGATTACCCAATACTGCCGCTTCGCATAGGGCGTCTGCCAGATGATCTTGCCCTCCTTCGGGATGGAGTGAGTCAGCGCGGATGCCTCAAGCGCCCCGTCTCGCACCTTGCAGTATTGATTGCAATCGTTCATGATCTCTTCGGTCAAGATCCCCAGCCCTTTCTTAAAGGCGCCTTGAACCTTGGCCTTGATCTGCGTTTTCGGAACTACCACACGCATGACATCACCCCAGCCCGATTTCCCAGTGGTGGAAGCGGTCCGAATCATCATACAGCGCGTCCACCGAAAGGACTGTGTACTCAACGCCTCGCACGGTCACAAACACGTCTCCCCCGCGCAGGTGGGCGGAGTCGAAAGCCCCGCGCCAGTCAAACGCGGTCGAATGCCTGGCGTCCGCGAAGAGGATAGACGTTAGCTGGTGGTCCGTGTTATTCGTGCCCTTGACGATCCTGTCCGTCGGCTGCAGATGGACGTGCTCCACCGTGTAGCCCTCGAAGGTCTGATTCTGATACAGGTCTGTCCCGGTGCAGACCTTCACCTGCGCTGTACTCCGAAGGATTCGGCTCGGGATCGGTCGCAGCATGTCACCACCACCAATCCGGCCCGGTTGCCACTTGCGGAGCCATCAGGCCCGTCTGCTCGAGGTACATCAGCACAAGGGGAGACACATTTTCCGCCATAGCGCCGCGCCGCACAAGGTCGCTCCCGGACTTGCCGGAAATGCTCACCTTCCCGACCGTGAATCCCCGATCATTCCCGCCTGCGACAGAGTCAAGCCCGTTCACGGCGAAGTAGTCAACCTGCGCACAGATCGCCTTCTTAACCAGAGTCTGCTGTGTCGGGTGCAGGGAATAGATATCAGGCTCGACAGCCTGCCAGCGAGTCATTGCGCCTATCACATCAGCGGCGCGGGCATACAGCGAGGGGAACGAGGTTTCCGTAGCCTCGCTCCCCTTGTAGACATTGAAGTAATATTCATAGTCTACAATCATCGCTGTACCTCCCTTTTATCAGGTGCCAACGACCTCGGTGGTGTTGCCGCCGGCAACGACATAGCCGGTCTCAGCGTTGACCAGGGCGACAGTCACATACTTGCCCGCGGTCTGGCTGGTCAGGGTGACAGGCAGCGCGTCAACCTCGGTCCAGGTCTTGGAGGAATCCGGGACCGTGCCATAGGTCAGGGAGACGGCCGCGGAGGTGCCGGCGGTGTAGACCAGCTTCAGGCCCTCGTCAATGGTGCCGTTCTGGCGGATGCCGTGGCCGGTCACGTCAATCACGGTCGCGCCAGCCGCTGCGCCGGCGGTAGAGGTGACGGTCAGGGTGCCGGCGGAAGGACCACTGGACAGATGCGCGAAAACGCCCGCCTGCCGCTCATTCAGGATGAACGCGCCGTAATAATACCGCTCATAATACAGGTACTTGCCCTTGCTCTGGGCGGTCGGCGCGCTCATCAGAGCGGTCTCGTACTTGATCGGAGCCGCAACGGCCATCGGATCAACGATGACGAAATCGATCTGCGCAGCGCTGGAAGCCACAGCCCAGCCCTCGGTGAAGTTGTACGCGGTCTTCATCATCTCGGCCGGAACCTCGACGATCCGCACGCCATCCAGTCTGGCGACATTGCGGTCAACGGCCTGGATGCCATTGGTGACCTCGATAAACCGGGTGAGGCCGGTCGCCTGCTTGAACAGCTTATAGGTCGCGGGCGTCATATAGCACACGCAACGGTCGCGGTTCACGCGCTGGTTGGTCATGTAGGCCAGCGCATCATCCCAGACGGAAAGCGCGGTCGCGGAGGTCAGGGAGGCGGTAGAGGTGCCGCCGAAAGCAGAAGCGAACTCGGCCAGCTTGGAGGCCATGAAGGCGTCCATTTCCATTTATGTTCAATGCGGATCGCTAAGCCGCACCCGGGCATTGAAAAAGCATCCCATGCCTCATTGAGATGCTTTTTGCCCCGCTCTATGTCACCATAGAGATCAGACTATATCTTCACCCTCTTGCGAGGGGTCTCCCATTTCGGGCCGCTTGGCCCTACTCCCTTTCGGGATAGTCGTTGAACCTTCATGATATTTCCATGTGAACCCGTATGCGGTATGCTTCAAACCCTTGCACGCGCCGCGGATATTCTGCGCTGCCACTCTGATTGACCCGTTGATTCTGTCAGGATGGTTGGCTTTTATCCATTCCGCCGCAAGATGTGGCCTGTCAAATATCATACCGTTCTCAATGCACATGATAGGCTTGGCCGGAAATGTCACATTCCCATACGCCATTCCGTGCATTCTGTTTTCGCTTGATGATACCCATTCAAGGTTGCAGGAATCGTTATTCGCTCGGTTGCTATCAATGTGATTAACGAACCTGTACCCGTTCGGGTTCGGGCAGAATGCTTTCGCAACGATTCGGTGGACAAGTGCCGTTTTCACTTTGCCTTCTTTGCAGAGATCAACGGTTTTATATCCGTTCCGCTTCGTATTCTGCTTGAGTATTCTCCCTTCAATCAAACGGCTTTCAACGTGGAGTATGTTGGTCTTTATGTGCCTTGCGCAGCTTCTGACTTCCCCACGCTCGGATACTTCGTAAAGCCCCTCATACCCTTCTACGGGTTTCCATGTCATGGTACCATCCTCTTTCTGCCCATATTAGGATAATACCATTATATCATGCTTGGCTGCTGATTGTCAATGGGTGACGCTATCTCCCATTGAGTTTCCAGCAATTAAGGAGAGTGCAACCGTCGATTACTCAGGCGGCGGCCCAAACTCTAGGCACTTTCTGGAACTCGACGAAAGCCCGGGTGATATTGGCGATGGTCGCCACGCCGTCGGTCTCCTGCATGTCCATCGGGTCCACAAGAGTGTCCCATTCCCGGTCCATCTGCAGCTCGACCGGCTGCCAGGTGTTATTCCAGTTGCGGCTGAAAGTACCGGTGATCTGGTCCCGGCTCACATCCTTGGCGCCGGAGGTGGTCACGGTCGGGATATACATCGTCTTGCCCATGCCGGGCTTGTAGCGGTTGCTGTTGTCGCTGGCCCAGATGTCCGCGAAGTAGGACAGATAGGGATACGCAAGCGCAAGCGCCTGCGAATACTCAGCGGCATAGTTCACATTGGTCTGCGTGAATGCCATAGTTCATCATCCTTTCTTCGGGCCGAAGCCCCATGCGTTAGAGAAAGCCGCCACCGCGCCCTCTTCGCCCTTCGGCATGGATCCCTGCGTAGGCGCTCCGAAGGTCGGTTTCGGCTGCTGGTTCGCCGGAGGCGCGGTGAAGTACTCCTCATACTGACCGCGGATCTCCGCAAGCTGGTCCTTAACGGGTTTAGCCCCGTCTCCGCGCTGGATCATGCCGTAGACGGCCTCAAAGAATTTCGGCTTGACGCCTGCATACTCTTCGGATGTCCGCGCCTGCTGCATGGTTCTGTAGGCGTCAAACTCACCCTGCAGGGCTCTGTATTCCTCGCTCTGCTTCGGGTCCGGCTTGACGATCCCTTTTTCCCATTCAGCCCGCGCAGCCGTCAGGGCGGTCTCCTGCGCCTGTGCCGCCGCGCTCTTGGAAACATAGCCGTCATCCAGCGCGCGCCCGTACAGAGCCATGATCTGCTCCGTTCTCTGTTCCGGTGTTGCGCCTTCATCCGCCATGATCTTACTGATCGCGGCCCGTGTCATGATGTTCCCCATTTGACCCTCCTTTTTGCGGTGCGATAGAGTGATGCACCGATGCGAGTTTAACGCCCCGCCGGGCGTGAGTTGTATGATAAAAGCGCCTTGCGGCGCTCTTGTCATCATGCCTTGGGTGTCGTCTTGCGTTTAGGTGCCTTTTTAGGCGTTTCCGAGGGCTTCTCGGCTGCGGGCGTGTTGTTGTTCGCGCTGAGCGTGTCAGGCGGCAAAACAGCCCCACAATCGCAGCAAATCAACACACAATTCACGCTCTTGATCTGCTTGTGTTCGCAGGGCATATTATTCACCCTCTTTCATGCGTCCGTAGGTGGTCATCAGCACCCGCCCGTCGTTCGTCTTTTCAACCAGACGAAACTCGACCGCTTCCTCCAGCGTCTTTGCCAGGTTGCCGTCCTTGTCCAGCAGGTAGAACTCGGAATAATCCCCGCCTGCCGGCGTCGGTTCTCTCTGCACTTCAGGGTTAATCACGGGACTGCACCTCTCTCCATCGCGATCCGCTCAATGATTGCGCCGCGGGCCGGCATTGTCTTCATAAACCTTTTCGGCGCGCGCACATACATCATAACACTTTCGGCGAAATCTTCAAGGATAGAACTTTCGCCGTAGGTCGTTATACTCGCCTTCCCCGTTGCCGCCAGGTCAGCAGCCATTGCCTGCGTCCATTCGGAGCCTTCCGAGAAGAAAGAACCCAAACCGACCGCTGTATCGAGGGAATGGCCGAGCTCGTGGGTCATCGTATTGAGAAGAATCTTTCTCGCATAGGCCGAATTAAAGTCGCCGACCGATCTGAAGTATACTGTCTGCCCGTATCCGCCTATAGCCTGAGATCTCGGGAAATCGGGATAAATTGACCGCCAGTATTCATCCGCAGGATTGTCTGTATCAAGCACCCACATATCCTTCGCAACGGATCGCAGCCAACCGGGGATTTTATAATGCTGCTCAATGGCAACCTGGGGAGTGAGCTTCTGCCAGCGCTCGTCCATATCCTGCTTGAAGATGAAGCGCATTCCGTCGGGCATTGTATAAACGTCCGCGTCGCCTGAGTAGATAACCGTTCCGTCGGAAACTTCAAGCTCCAGCCTTTCGGATGAATACACCGCATCACGGAAAGTATACCTTTCCTCGGGCTGCTGCGCCTGGGCTTCCTCGACGGGCTTCATCTCCACATTGTCGGATTTCTCGGAATCCAGCTCCGGCTCCGGCACCTGGATTTCAAGCTGCTTTTCGATCGGCTGCGCCTGCTGGGTGAAGAACTCCCGCATTTGTGTTTGCGTATCACGCGGGAACTCGGTCACTTCGTAGGTATCTTCCGGCGGGAATGTGGCGTTGACCGGCGTATATTCTCGCTCCTTGCGCCTTGCGCGGCCGGTCCGGTCGCAGAACTCGTCAATCTGGTATGAGGCTTCATCAACGCGCGCCTGCTGCGCCTTTATCAGATCTTCCGGCGCGCCCTGGGCCTCGAGTACGGAGAGATTCCTTTTCTCCTCGCGCAGGTGCCTTTCCAGCGCCCGCTGCTGCTGGCTCTCCTTGTAGGCCTTGTCATTCTCCGCTTCGCTCTGCGGGCGCACCTTGATGGTACTGAAGCCAGGAATAAAGGTCATCGGATAATGCATACAGTTGACGCCAAACAGACCGGCGGCCTGTCCGTAGGTTGTCTCTGATTGCGCATACACCCGGACCTCGTTTCCGTCCAGATCTACAATTGTCCGCGTGTGATCCGCCCGGGAAATGACCTTCTGCTGCCATGGGAAGCAGAGCGGCCGGGCGCCGTTATGGCTGGACACCAGATAAGTGTCGCAGCCGTACTCTTCGGACCGTTCAAAGACTGCAGCGCGCGCTGTGTTGAACATCGTTGTCTTGATGTCCATGGCCACATAGGCTTCCGGGCTCCAGTGGCGCCCCGCATGGTCGATAAAGCCCGTGATCCCGTTTCCGACCATCCGCCTTACAGCCTGATGCACCGCGTCATTGTAGGCCGTGACGCCTGAAATGACGCCGCCCGTCTCAATGTTCAGATAGGACTGCGTCCAGTACATCTTCGAGGCGATGTCGCTGACCGTCGCCTTGTAGGCGGCCTGTGTGCTTTCCAGCATGACCGTGTTAACCAGATTCAGTTTGTCGGCGCTCTGTCTGTAGTAGGACTGGAAGGCCTGCATCTGGTTCGGCGCAAGGTCTTGAACCGCATTCGACAGCAGACCGCGCTCCGCTGCCTTCCGGAGCCTCGGCTCTTCATCGGACAGCCCTTCAAGGATCGCCGTCTCAAGAGCCTTCTGCAGCGCTGCATCCGCTCCGCCCAAATTCCGCGCAATGATGGAGGCCGTGTCTTTCGTCACCTGTCCCATCTGCGCAAGCATGCGAGCCTGGTAATTGAACTGGTCCAGCGGCTCCCCGCCCTGCTGCCTGAATGGGAAGTACGTCGCAAGGTTTATCAAGATCTGATCTGTGACGCTTGCGTAGACTTCCGCCATTGCCCAGGAGAGGTCTTGAAGCTTCGACGGATGCATCAGACACCACCACCGTAAAGCCGCGTCACGTCAATCGCCGGGCCAGTGCCTTCCTCCCTGATCCGCTTCAGCTCTTCCTCTGCCTGTTCCGGTGTCAGGCCCTGCCCGTACTTCTTGTCTGTCAGGAAGGTGAACTTTGACAGCAGTCCAGCGCCGACAAGCATGATGCCTTCGTTAATGTTCGTCTGCCGGTCCTGCGTCACGCCATCGTCAAAGGTGATCTGCACATGGTACCCGGGCGCTGCCAGGCTTTCGATGCTCTGGCCCTCGTACTCCATCCCGTACAGGATCGCCACATCGATGATGTTCCGGACCAGGTGCTCAATAGCCGGGGAAAGCTGGTTCTGAATCGTCTTGATGGTTTTGTACGTCTTGCTGTTCTCGCTGACCACTTCCGTCGCCGTCTTGATGCCGGATTTCTCATCAAAGGAGAATGTATTCGCGGAAAAGCCGAGCTGCAGGCAGAGGATGGACAAGAAAGCATTCAGGGCCGCGATGTGTTCCTCCACACGCAGCTCCACCGAGTTGTCCGTGATCTTCAAGTCGTTCGGATCGTCGGAAGCCAGGGCTTCATAGGTTTCGTCGGTCGGGTCAAAGTACCGGCGCGGCGTGCCCGTTGTTGGGTCAATCACCGTGCGAACCGCCCGCGCAGGAACGATGATTCTTTTCTTGCCAAGCCGGAACTCCCTCACAAAGGAATCATAACAGATGTCCAGTGCGTGAAGTGTCTCCAGCGCGTTTCCGTACATGCTCATGCCGAGCGGGGAGTTGTCGTCAAGGTTGTTCGCGATAGGCGTCCGCCAGTACGTGAACAGGGACTCGCCGACCGGAATCAGCGTTTCTTCCTCGAGGAACGGATACATCTCCGCGAGCGGAACCCGGATTCCGAGGATGTCCTGAGAATCCCCATTGGCGCCCTTCTGCATGTCCGCCCGGAACAATTCATTTTTGACCGTGTAGGTCATGCCGTCCCAGGTGTGCCACTCAAGGCGCGTATAGTACCAGCCGCCTTTCGCCACGCGGGAGATAAAGACGGCCTCGTGCACCTTTGCGTTGTCCCACGAGATCGGCACAAACTGATCCGCCATAGCATAGCCGATCCGGATCTGTTCCGTCCCTTCGACCTCGTTGCCCTCTTTGTCCCGCCTCGCGTCCCTCCAAACCTTCAGAGCGGAGCCGCCGAGCGCGCAGGCCTGCTCGATGCTCTCCTGCATTTTCTCGCGGAAAGCGTTATCACATAGGACGGTCTGTATGAAAGCGTTCAGCGGGTCCGGGTTTTCGTCCGTGCTTTCCCGGCCGTCAATGGAGACGTTGACCGCGCACTCCTCGCCCCAGACAAGCCCGGCGATTTCCGCGCATACGGCCTTTGCCGCGTTCAGCCGGTACAGGTTCCGCTGATGCTTCGGGTCTGAGACCGTAGGAGCCGGAACCAGATGCCACGGCTTATAGAATCCTCTATAAAGCCACTTCCACAGGTAAATCCCCACATCATAGAACTGGCTGAACGCCGGGACCCCTGCCAGCTCGAAAACTGTCTTATACTCGCGGGCAATGCCCGTGGTGCTGCTTACCCTGTCCATGAGCCTTCGCCCCCAATCTCGTAGTTTCCTGAGTACTTGCATATCACCGCCCCCAGCCCTCTATCAGTGTGGGGATTTCCCGCTCGAAGGAATATTCGAGGCTATCCAAGTTGTCTATGTTCGTCGTTCCGTCATCCAGCCGGACATCCTCTGTCGTGTGCTTGCTGTCCCATAGCGCGCTTTTCAGCGCTTCGATAGTGACCGTGCATTCCGGCGCGCAGAAGAAACGCCCCGCGCCCATCAGGATGCAAAGCGCCCTGATTCGGTCATTGATCGGCCTTTTCAATGCGTTGCCGATGTTGACGCCGATCCTCTCCCGCGCTGCAGCCACGCGGAGGCCGTTAATGAGCGTTTGCTCCGCTGAATCACACCAGACGTCCGTCACGTGCCAGCGCATTTGGCAGCGCTTGACGAAATCAACAAAGTCCCGCTCAAGCTTGCCCGGGTCAAGAGCGTCTGTCTCGTGGTAGTCATCCAGCACCACAAGCGCGCCGCGAGTCGTGAAGCCTGTACAGGTGAAGGCATGCGCGGAAGTGCCGCCGCCGAAGTCCACGCCGATCACCGCGTTTCTGATCGCATCGCCTGCCGGCAGGTCGTCCACAATAAACCGATCTGGATCGTCGGCGAAAGCCCGATAAATGACGCCCTCTGCCGCGACCCATTGTCCCAAGATGAAGCGGTTATAATAAACCGTCCCGGCGTACTCTCGCTTGAGGTTCTCCACAAACTCGGGTGGCAAGAACGGGTTGTCATCGATGGTCGATGTCTGGCAGTATATGTCCGCATCGCTGTCCAAAAACGCCTTAAACCAGTGCTGAGGCGCGTCAGGGTTGCACGTGCCGTCGAAGTGGCTGTGCTGGCATCTGAGACGGCTCTTCAGCATCTGGAACACGCCCTCGGCCCATGTGGTAATCTCGTCCCCGTAGGCGTATTCAATCGTCATGCCTTGGATTCGGGCAACGTGCTTCCTGTTGTCCGCGCCCATTACATACACTCGCCGCCCAAACATCCTCGCTGCGTTATCGCTGCTGATTGTACCGACAAGCTGTTCTCCCCAGATGTCGCGCATAGGTTCGAGGATGTTGCGGTTCGCAGTCCCTTGCGTGTTTCCAAGGATGACAGCCGCTCCCTCTCCGCGCAGCGCGAGCAGCCTCTGCGGGATCAGCACTGCGTAATCCAGCCATGTCTTGCCGCTTCCTGTGGCCCCGACTTGTACGTTCCAGCGGTGACTGCAATGGTTGAGATAGTGCTGCTGCTTGTTACTCAACGGCACTGTTTATCCCTCCAAGGATTTCACGCGCAGCCGCAAGAGTGTTGTCAACAGCCTCGTTCGCGTATGCCTTGCCATATGCTCGGTCTAAGATGATCTCTATCGCCCGCAACTGATCGGCAGTCCTCACGTCATGCGCCTCGATGATATCCCTCAGCTTTTGCGCAGCCAATGGCGCGAGGTCACGTATCATTTGCAGCGCGTCTTTTTGCTCCTGTGTCTTTTTTGGGCGGCCTCCGGGATTGCCTGATTTGCCCGGCTTGAAACCATTCCCATGATTTCCGCCCTTTCTCGTTGTTTTCCCGCTGTTCTCAACCAAAAGCCGCCCTCCTTTCGCTGTTATTCCACATCAATTACGTACGAAAAGTGCGCCAGCGCAATCCACGCATGACGCACCCAGGGAAGGATGGATGTGCCGGGAGAATGAAGCCCGGCTATCGGTCTATCTGACCACATACATCATATCACAGAAATTAACTGTCATCACTATCATTTTTCTGGATTTCCGCCTCCCCTTTGCGCAGGTGCCGGAAGACCGTTGCCTCACTCATGTGGTGATGGATCGCGATCATGGACGGACGTTCACCGTCAAGGTATCTGGCCCGCATGATTTCCCGCGTCCCTTCCGCCAGCCTGCTCAGCATTGGCGCAAGCTGTCCGCGCAGCTGTGTGAGTTCTTCGAGGGTCAGATCCCGCACCCGCTTGGCTTCCGCCAGCTCAATGGCCCCGACGCCCACCCTGTCAGACACCCCCGGCGCATGAGGCATATCCGAGAAACCCTGAGTGATATGAGTGGCCCTGGACAGCGCCGCGGCCACATTGCGGTTATCCGCCGCAAGCTGCCGCATTAGTTGGCGCATGCGGAACAGGTCAACCACATTGTCACCCCCTTAATCATCATGCAGTTCGTCATAGACTTTGAACTCCGGGACTTGGCCCGTGATCATCCAGCTCTCCGGGAGTGTGGCCGCCCAATCGAGGAACTTCCGCCACTCCCGCAGCCGGTGGCCTGTCCGATCCACGCGCATGTGCCTGAGTGCCTGGTATGACATCATGACCGTGCGGCGCTGAATGAAGCATTCAGGCAGCGACTGCTTCAGCTGCCGGAAGGCCAGCTCCACATCCAACGCCGTGCCGGCAGCGCGTGCTGAATTGTATTCGTCAATCAGGTCGTTGAGATCAACCATCAGGCGCTCCAGATCCTCATAGGGCCCGTCCCATTCAAAGTCATCACGGGTGAGCGGCCGGCTGTTGAGGGTGTGCATGGTTGACGTGGACAGCCGCTCCACGCCGTGCCGGTAGGTGTCGAACTCCTGCCACCAGTAGCGCGGCGCCCAGATCTCCGCCCACACCTGGATCATGCGCAGGTGCTTGGAGTGACTGCCGCCTGACTTGGCCAGCCGTTCGGACAGGTGCATGTCCTTCTGACCGATCAGGCCGTGCTTCGTATCGGACAGGGACCAGTTACTATAGGGATTTCGCAGCGCCCTGACAGCAGGCCCGATCCCGGCCACTTCCAGCGTCTCAATCTTCATACACATCCACCTCCTGCCGGAGCGGCTCCTTTGATTTCACACGCCGGATGTATTCCAGCATTTCGATGGTGTTCTGCATGGACTCGCCGTGGATCCGCGCCCAGCGGACCAGCGCGTCGTACATGGCAAGGAGATCGCGGACACCCATGTCGACCTTTTCCATCACGCGATGTCGCCTCCCTTCACGCTGTTGAGGATGGTCTCGATCTCCTGCAGGGCTTCCAGCTTGCGGAGGGCAACCGCGAAGCGGACGTCATCCTTCGTGCGCTCAGCGGCCAGAAGATCGGTCTGCGCGTTGCGGAGTTCGTTCTGCACCCAGAGGATCACCTGATCAATGCTCATGTTGTTGCTCCTTCCTTTCCCCACAGCTGCCGCCCGCAGTCAGGGCAGTACTGCACGGCCTTGCGCAGTTCGCCGCAGACCGGGCAGCGGTTCTCGTCGCCCATCAGATAGATGGTCAGGGTGTCGCCCGGATCATCGTCATCGGCATACCCGTCGTAGAGATACTCCTCGCCCATGCAGCGCCCCATGACCACCCAGAGCATTCCGGCAAAACAGTTGTACTGCTTCTGTTCGTTGATGAACCGGATGATCTCATCCACCGTGATCTTGCCGCGCCGCTTCCGGACAATAATGCCGGTCTGGTTGTCGTTCCATTCCCATGTCAGGCTTGTCAGCGCCATGCGGGTCTCCTTTCACCTGTCATCCACCCACGGCACATACTCCCGCACAAGGTCGTGCATGATGCCGTCTTTGTACAGCGCCTCGTGAACATCATCCAGCTCCCTGCTGCCCTCCCTGAAGGGCTTTGCGCTGGCCTTCTGGCGCGTCCAATGGTACACGGTCAGCGCCTTCCCCGTGTCTGTATCGTTTCTGTGCTCCACGCGTATCAGCCACCCGAAGTGCGCGGAGGCAATCTTGATTGCCATGGTCTCACTCCTTGTCGAGTCAGAATGCCGTCCCATCGTCCTGCATGATGTCCCGCCCGTTGCCGTCAATCAGCGCGACGCGCAGGCCCAGCACGTCAATCATGCGCAGCAGCGTCTCGATAGTGGTCATGCGGTTGTAATACATCACGCTGTTGGCCAGATTCTCTGCCCTGCCGATGGCCCTCGACAGGTCTCGCAGCGACCAGCCCTTCCGCCCGCGCTCGTCGTCCAGCGCGTCGAGGATCGTGTCCAGCGTCTCGCCCACAGCGTCCGGATCGTAGATCGGACCGGGCACGTGGATTTCAAACCTTGTGTTCATCCTGCGCCCTCCGTCTTCGCTTCTCCCGCGCCGCCCTGATGATCCCGCTGACCACCAGCGCGATGGTCAGCACCAGACAGATCACGAACACCAGCAGCAGGAAGGCGACGCAGGCCTTGATGATGATGTCAATGATGTTCATCAGTACACCTCCCACGGTTCCCCGGCCATCTGCTGAACGCTGGGCGTCTCCACGTACACGTCCCACAGCCGCCAGGTGACGCCGTAATCCTCCATGTCATACTCATCATGCTCATCGAATCCCGCCCACTCAACGCTGTGAACAGTCTCATTCCCTTCAGCATCCTGCCTGTAGGAGAAGGCCAGGATCTGAACCAGCCCCGCGCCTGTATGCGTCTCCAGGAACACGGTATCGCCGCCGTAATCGCCTACGTACTCTTTCTCAATCAGTCTGGCCATAGATAACCTCCCCCGTCTCCCATGTGTTGATCTGCACCCCGGTCAAATCAAACACCTTTCTGGCCACTTCGTCAGCACTTTTCTTGCCAAGGTTGCGCACCCTGCTGTACCAGTCGGGCTTGTGCTCCTCTACAAACTCGATGATCTGCTGGACGGTAGAACACCCGGCGCGCTTCAGGCAGTTGTACGCCCGGACGCTCAGATCAAGCTCCTCAATCGGTGTGACGCTCAGGTCGCTTCTCAGCGCTTCCTCCGGCGTCAGCTCGCGCCCGTCCGGGTGATCTTCAATCCAGCGGCGCTTGAAATCCTCAATCATGGAATCATACCGTGCGCGTTCCCGCTCCCGGATGGAATCCAGACATTCATCCACGTAAGCCTCCATCCCATGCAGGAGGATCTCCCGCGACGCTTTGCGCCCGTTGATCTTTCGCAGGGCCTTTTCCTCGATCTGCCGGATGCGCTCTCTGGTGACGCCATAGATCTTCCCGGTCTGTAACAGGTCAAGCCCCATAACGTACCGGGCGTACAGCACGCCCTCCTCGCGATCGGATAGGTTCGCCGCCTTGAATGCACAGGCGATGTCTGCTTGCAGTCCGCAGCGGTGCAGGACATCCCGAAAATCTGGTTCTTCGTCTTCATCCGTGATACATGCCCGGATCAGGGCCTCCGGGGATACAATCCCATCTCTGGTCATCATGCCCACTTCACCTCCTCCGTCAGCTCCGGCGCGATGCTCAAATGACACCACTCCGGCCTGCCTTCCTCCGCGCAGCAACCGTCCGTCTCTGACGGCGCAATCGGGCAGTACCCTCCCAAACACAGATAACACATGTGGCAGTTGTCCGGAAGTTTAGCCATATCTGAATCAACTATCAGTCGTGCCATGAAAGTCCTCCAGTCTTCGGATCTCGTCTTCCAGATCATTCACCCGCTGAAATAGCTCGCTTACCTTTATGACAAAGACAACGATTCCGAAAATCAGCGCAACCACGCCAATCGCGGCAAGGAAAGTCTGAATCATGCCCACTTCACCTCCTCCGGCGGTTCCGGCAGCGGCATCCAATGGGTGACAGGATTTCCATACGTCAACACCTTTGTATCATCGGCCGGTGGCAACTGGTCATTCACGCTGATCCAGCCATCCACGGTCGACATCCCCCGAAGCATGCGCATGACCATGTTCAATACATTCTCCTCACCGACATAGTAGGGGTCTGGCTCGCAGACTGTCTCGCAGTCTGTCTCGCCCACCTCCACGGTCTGTGCGCTAACATAATTCAGCCACTCCTGTACTTTGGCCATCAGCGCGTCTGCGTCAATCAGTCTCATGCCCACTTCACCCCATTCGGCAGCTCCACCTGCGCCCGGCCAACCTCAATCGGGAGCCATGCGTAGACATATTCGTTTGGTCTGATCCCTGTCTCATCGTACCAAACAAGGCCCTCATTGGGCTGGCCCTGCATGACCCAGCCGCCTTCCGGATCGTATTCGTCGAACAGGCGTGTGTCTATCTCCGCGAAGCGCTCATCGGTCGGCTGCTGCTTTTCTTCGTCCCACCCTGAGTAGATCACGATCACGTAGTAGATCCCGGCCTTTTCAGGGTTGCCGTCTGCGCCCACATAGCACCAGTCCGGCAGAAGCAGCTTCTCCCGCACCAGACGCAGCGCTTCGGCCCGCCGGGAGAACCGATCATCTTCCAGTCCTTCGAGGATCACCGCCGCCTCTGTGTAACGGTCTTCCATGTCTTTCAGGATCTCCATCATCTCGCCGTCAAGCATCATACTCATGCCCCCCTTGTAGCCGTTTCCTCGTTCCACGTGAAACATTGATTTTCAAGGCTTCCGCGACTTTCTCCACCGCTTACCCTTCTTCAGCGTCACCCGGTCCGACAGCTCGTCGAAATTCAGCCGGAGCCCGATCTCCTGATACACCTGGTCTGTGATCTCCTGATGTTCTATGCAAAGCCATGTCCGGTGATTCAGATCATCCAGCGCCCGCAGCAGCCGCGTCTCGCCAAAGCCGAATTGCTCATGCAGCGTCAGGCAGATCGCCGCGTACATGCACTTGACGATCTCCTGCCCGGCCAGCTGATAGCCCTTTGAGAAACCGCGGTCTTCCGCCGCCTTCAGGTCGAGATCGGTGTACTTCTGCACGGTCAGTGCGCGCCTGGCTTCCGCCAGCATTGCCGCCATAATGTTGAGTTCCGCCACGGGTGACTGCTGCGCCGCCTGAAGCGGCGAGGGTTTCGGCGGCTCTCTGGGTGTTGCCCGCTTGGCCTTGCTCACAGGATGTCCACCTCCATCCAGGAATCCTCCGCGATGTCGAGGATCTGATCGATGGCCCTGGCCATCCGCCGCGCGGCCTTGCTGGATTCATCCAGTTCATACCGCAGGTGAATCAGTTCTTCCCGGGCTTCGGTCAGCTCCCTGGCAATGGCCGGCTGGCCGTTCTTCCGGAAGATGGCGATGCAGCGGTTGATGGTGTCAATGCTGTCCATGGTCAGACGTCTCCTTCCTCCCTGTGCAGGCTGCGCTCCGGGTCGAATCCGGCCGGATAGCGCCTGCGCAGCTTTTCGATGTTCATCCGCGCGATGTCGGACAGGCTCCAGCCCATCGCGGTCGCGTACTCCGCCACCATCCACAGCACGTCACCCAGCTCCTTCTGGGCGTGTTCCGCGTCGAACAGATGCCCCTGCAGGTTCTTCTGATAGATGCCCAGCAGCTCCCCGACCTCGGAGGCCATGCCATACAGCGCGTGCTGCACGGCATTCTGACCGGCTGCGATGGTCCGCGCCGCATCCATCTGGTACTCATCCAGCGTCATGACAGCACCACCTCCTCAGGGTATTCGGCCAGCACTTCCTCGTCGAGCAGCTGCGTTCCGCAGAAGCGGCAGTAGCGGTCTTTCCGGTCAATCTCTTTCTGGCAATGTCCGCAACGCCAAATCGTCCGGTAGATCTGGCCGTAGGGGATGACAGGCTTCCAGTCCTTGATGAAGGCCACAGGGACGTCGCCCTTGTTCTGCTCCAGATCGATGAAGGGCAGGTCTTCCATGCGCTGCATCAGGATCTCAAAGGTTTTCTCACGGGTGAACCGCCCCTTTTCCGACAGCTTGTTCACGCCGCGGAGGATGCTCAGCACGGCCTCCAGCCGGATTGCCTTGTCCACAGGAATCACCTCTCAGTCATAAGTCTCGCTCAGGTCTTCGTCGTCCGGGGTGTCGTCATCGCTGCCGTCGTGCGGCTCTTTGGGATCGGTCAGATATTCCAGTCTTTCCATGTGAACACCGCCCAGTCATCAACGCACTCGGAACAGCCGACGATAGATTGCCGCCCATGCTGGCCATGGATGGTGTACACCCGCTCAGGATCCTCCGCGCCGCACTCCGGGCAGATGAAGGGCTCCGCCTCCGGCATTCCGTCCGTCTCTGCCTCCACGATCCACGGCGCGTCTGGCAGCTCAGTCATTGTACCTGTCCCCCTTCGTCATGTTCGGCTCTTCCATGCGCCGAAGCGCCCGTGCGGTCGCCTTGGCCAGCAGCGTCTCCCGCGCGCCCATTCCGAACACCACAGGCCCGCGGGCCTTGCAGCGCGGACAGACGGCCGCGTACTGGCAGAAGTCCTTGAGTTCCTTCGCCTCCATCCGGTGCCCGCACCACGGGCAGGCCGGTTCGCTCACTTTCATTTCTTCGCCTCCATTGTACGCTTGATGACGCCTTGCACGACGCCCACAGTCACATGCAGCTCATCCGCCACTTCCCGGATGCTCTTGCCTGAGAAGAACAGTGCCCGGATCTTCTCGTTCCGCTCGTTGTTCTTGTATTGCGGTTTCGGTGGAGGGCCAACGCGCCGCCGGAAGGCCTGCAGGCACTTCCAGCTGCAGAAGCGCTTGATGTAGCCGTTATGCTGCATCTTGTAGGCCCAATCCTCCGGGGTGAATGTCTCGACAGCCTTGCGACACTCGCTGCAGCGGAAGGTGTAGCCGCGGATGTAGGAAGGCACCACCTCATCCCGCGGATTCACGTACTTGGGCATGGGGCCTCCTTCTCGCCTTGTAGATGTCCTGAATCCCGTCAATCACTCCGGCGATCATGTTGAATGCGGCAGGATCGTCTTTCCACTTGGCCGACAGCTGCTCACCGTCTTTCATCAGGTCATTCCACCAGCTGTTGAAAGACGGATCCTCTGACCAGTCAGGCGGCTGTTCGTGCCGCTCAAAGAAGTGATAGAGATCGGCGAAGAACTGCCTGTGCGCGTCCGTCATTGTGCCCGGTTTCCCTCCTTTCTGTTTCTGTTCCCTTTGTGTTTGGGAACACAGCGAAGCAAGGTATTTCAACGGTTTGAACGATGTGTTCCCATGTTCCCAAATGATTTTCCATATATACAGCCGTGCCGTGAAAAAGAATTTCTGTGGATAACTTTTCTGAATCCGGAGTTTTCCACATTATTTTTTTCTCGCAGTATATACATGTTGAATCTGGCTGAAAAAATGGGAACGTGGGAACTTCAGTCATCCTCTGAGCGGATGTGTTCTTCCGCCCGCGGGATCTTCTGGCCGGTCAGCAGCGCGATTGTCCAGATGTTGTCTCCGCCTCTGAATGGCAGGCGCTTCCGGTATCCGTAAGGATGCACCTTGTCGCCGTTGATCTTGATCAGGTTGTTCGCCTTCGCCCAGGAGTAGAAGGCTTTCGGATCGTAGCCGGCATCTTTGATGGCCGCGGTCATATAGCGGTTAATCACATAGACCAGATGGTCATTCTCCGTATCCCAGCAGCCGTAGCGTTCCGGCACGGGCTTATCGTCTGATTTGACAGGATCATCGAACCGCCCGGCACAGCCGCCGATCCATTCGCAGATGTAGTAGTAGCAGTCAAGATTGACATTCATTTCGTCAGAAGATCGGACGAAGGTGCGCACCTGGCTGACAGTCAGCTGGTCAAATTCCGGCTCTCCGATCAGCCAGCCAAGAATCGCGTCGCCGGTCATCAGCATGGACATCGCCATGCCCTGCTTGTCCGTAGCGCCAAGCTGCTGATAGAAGTCATCTTTCCACTTCTGGATCAGCTCCATGGTCAGGCCGCTGTTTGGATCACTCAGCGCGTCAATGACCATCTTCCCGGCCCAGCCGTAATTGTCCCGGATCAGGTCAGCGATGGCCGGAGGATCGTCAAAGACCATCTGCGTGTATTCGGCCTCGATTACCCGGGCCATCGCGCCGGCGCCCTTGGCTGTTGCCGTGATCGGGCTCTCGCCGGAAGTGATCATCACGTTGCTCCATGTATGGGTTTTCCGGATGCCTCCTTCCTTCGCGCCGCGGACTTTCTCCACGCCTTCGCACAGAGAGTAGATCAGGCGGTCGAAATTGTAATTGGGCTTGTTCTTCAGCAGCTGAAGCTCGTCGAGGATCAGCGGCAGGTGATTGCAGAACACGGCCATCTGCTCAAATCCAACGTCGGTTGACTGACAGGTTTTCGCAAAGTGCCCCATCTCCGGATCGGCCCACACAGAAGCGGCTGCCCTGAGTGCAATCGTTTTGCCGATGCCGCTCTGGCTGCCCCAGATGTGGTAGAAGAACGGCAGCGATCCAAGCTTGGAGACAAACGGTGAGATAATGGATGCCGCGAAGACTAGCCGTGTGGCAATCAGGCCGCTGTTCCTGATCTTCTTATACATGTCCCGCCATTTCTCCCAGCTGCCGGCCTGCCTGATGGCGGCAAATTCCTCCTTGTACTGGCCGGCTGCGTCATAGTGAAGATCAGGAACGTATGGACTGAATCCATAGCCTTCCACCCAGCCAAGCCGCCCGATGGACTTCTCCTCCGGAATGGTCTCCCGGTTCCATTCCATCATGTCGTTGAGATATTGGACGAACGGCTGCGCGTTGTTGGAATTAATGGCAATGTCGTACTGCGCCAGCGCTTTGATGATGCCGGCCTTGTCCGCCAGGGCCTGCTTTCCGACAATGATCTGCTTCCAGAAGTTCCGCTTGAAGGCCAACTTCCATTGGACTTCCCCGGTCTCGATGTTGGTGATCCGGCTAATGGGCATGATCGGATGCGTACAGACCGTGATCTCCACATCGCCCATGCGGTCGGGCTGTGTCTTCGTGATGCCGCTGTCCGTGCATTGGTATCGGCCGCACTTCAGTTCAAACTCCTGATCTGTGAAGTGCGTTTTCTGGCCGTCCTGAAGCGCGCGTTCTTCTTCAAGCTTCTGCGCCTGATAGGCTTTCCAGATCTTATCGAATACGGCAGCTGAGATGCCGACCTGCTTTGCCCGCGCTCTCAGCTTCGCCCACATCTGGTTGAACAGATAGCCAGAACTTCGCTGAGCCCAGATCATGTCGAGGATATAGGTTTCTGTCACTTCATCCTTTGACAGTCCGTTGATGACCTGCGCGGCCTGTTCCATGATGGTTTCATCAATGGACTGGCCGGCACTCAATGCCGCGTCTCTTCCCAAGCTCTATCCCTCCTTTCGTGTGCATCATTCAGGTCAATCATTGCGTCTTCCCGTTCTCGCAACAGGGCAGCCAGGCTGTCCGTGATCTCCGTATCCGTGCAGGCCTTCACATGCCTGTCAGCCTCGATCCAGCGATCCAGCGCCCGGAAGTAGTTGTCCATTGCTGCGTCCACTTTGCGCTGTTTGGCTTCCATCAGGCTTTTTCGAAAGGCGGCCATGGATGCGGCTTTCTTCCGTTCCTGTGCGGTGCTTTCCTCGCTCAGGCCCAGCGCATAATCCTGATTGAGCATTCGCAGCGCTTCCGGGAAGGTAACGCCGTACAGTTCCCGCGCCAGGTTGATCACATCTCCGCCCTTGTGGCAGCCGAAGCAGCACCATCCGCGGTCGCCCCTGTACACTTTCAGGCTCGCGTCCCGGTCGCCGTGGAAGGGGCACACCGCGAAGCCCTGCCGGTTGACCGTGATCCCGTTGTCCTCCAGCAGCTGGCGGCAGCTGACAGCCGCTTTGACGGCTTCCGGATCAATCACGGCGGCAGCACTCCTTCCGTCAGGTATTCGATGATGTGCCGCCCGGTCGAGTTGGGCGAACAGAAGCGGAAGCGGACGCCGTACTTGGCTGTCATGGTATGCAGCGCGCGGCGGAGGGTTTCCGGGCTGGCCTTCGTGAGTGACTGGCCGAAGCGGTTCTTCGGTGCCACCCAGGCGGCCAGCCCGCCTTCCGGAAGAACTTCCTCGATCAGGATCAGCAGGCCGATGCCTGCCTGCTGCGCCCGTTCACACTCAGCGGCGAAGCGGTCATGATCCTGATGCATGTCCATCATCAGCTCCATGACGCCGCTTTTCGTGTCCACCGCCCGGCGCATGTCGTTGGCGAAGGCGTAATCGCCCACGTACAGCGCGCAGCGCTCCACCTGTACACCCGTCCGTTTAAAGTAGCTGTCAAGGTTCTTGTGCTTGCCTGCCTGCTGCCGTGTGTCCTCCAGCAGTATCATCAGCAGTCACCACCTCAGAAGGGCAGCGTTTCGTCGGTCACCAGCTGAGGCGTTTCTGCCGTGGAGGCTCCGCCGCTGAAGGCTGCATCCAACTCCGCCATGCGCGCCTGATCCCGCTGACTGAAGCCGCGCTTTTTCGGCACTTTCACCTTGCCCGCCCGGAAGGCTTCCAGGCTCTCCAGCCGCGCGATCTCCGTTGTTGTGCCGGTGCGGTAGCCGCGTTCTTCCTCAGCGGCCTCCATGAACCAGTCCCGCTCCCGGACGCTGAAGGCGCAGGCCTTGCCCTTGAGTTTGGTCTCGTCCCAGTCGAACGTGTAGCCGGAGTTGCTGTGTTCCAGCGCCCAGGCCATGTGCTGGAAGTCCTGATGCGCGTAACGGTCGCGGTCGGTCGCCGGCTGGCCGTTGTTGTTGTAGTTGGGAACGCGCAGCCGCAGCGTGCCCTTGTAGCGCTTCTGATACTGGCCGCCGGCCTGCGCCTCGAACTGCCGCTTGAAATAGCCGGCATACTCGCCCTCTGTGACTTCCAGCTGAAGGATCAGGTTCTGCCCCTGCTCGCCGTTCTCCACCTTCGCGCCGATGATCTGGCCCACGTAGACGCCCACCGGAATCGGCTGCATGCCCGCCTTGCTCTCCTGTGCCTGGAAGTTGACATTGCCGTGCTTGATCATGCTCAATCGCTCACTTTCTCTGATTTGGTCACCACCGCGCCGCTGGCCTGTACGGGCTCGCCAAGCGCGGGAAACTCATAGTATTCGCGGATGATCCTGTCCACCGCGGCCAGATCGTTCTCGATCTCTGGCCCCTCGAACATGTCCACCGGGCTCTTGGCCAGATCATGGCCGTTGTTCCTCGCCCGGAAGAAGTACTTCTCGCCGTCGCTCATCGCATGGAGGGTGATGGTTGTGCAGCCGGACAGGTTGATCTTCTGGTCCAGCAGCTTGCCGATGGTCAGCAGCTTGCTGTCGCCGTAGTCGTTGGTTTCTTCGTGCATCATCAGGTAGACAATGCGGTCCGGCGGAAGATCCTGCACACAGCGCACCAGCGCCCACATGCTGTCCGCGATCTGGTTGTACAGCGCGAACTGATCTGCCTGCTTCCCGCCATGCCCTGCCATGAACAGGCTTGACATGATGTATCCCGCGTCATCCACCACGGCGGACCGTGTGGGCATCCGCTTCAGCCCGGCAAGGATGGTCTCGATCCGCTGCGTCGACATCTGGTATTTCCATTGTCCCCGGAAGGGCAGCGGCTTTCCCAGCACGTTGACAAGGAAGACTTCATCCTGTTTGAAGCCCTTCAGGCTGTAAGATTTGCCCACGCCTGAGCGGCCGTAGACAATGACCAGCACACCCATTACTGAATCACCATCCTGGTCTCCTGTACGATCCGCGCCCCCGGCACATACTCGCCTTTCTTGATGGCGGCCTTCACGCCGGATATGTCGAGCTCCGGGGCTTTCAGCCGCAGCAGATCGGTCCGGCAGCGGCTGCTCGCCCACTCGAGGAGCTCCGCCTCGTTGTCCACCTGCACGCTCGGCGGGTTTTTCCTGTAGGTGACGGCCACCTTTCCGGTCTTCAGCTTCTCGCCGGCCAGCATGGTCTGCAGGTAGGTCCAGAGGCTTTCGCGCTTGCGCCGCGCAGCTGCCCGGCGGGCTCTCAGTGCGTCCTCCTCGTTCTTCAGCGCGTCTTCCTCCGCGAACAGGTCTTTGATCCAGCAGGCGATGCCTTCCAGCTTCTTCTCCCGGTCCATCTGGAGCTCAGTAAAAGCGCTGATGTCCATGATCTCACCGGTCTCCGGGTCTACCAGGTTCAGCAGCGCTTCGTCAATCTCGTACAGCGTCATGATTTTCTCCTTTCTGAAATGATCCGCGGTATGTCAGGATAGTTGTAGTCGAACGCCGTCTCACAGGCGGCCACCTCAACGGGCTGGATGCGCGGGCTGGAACAGTACTGGCCCATGCGCTTCCGCTCCCGGATCACCTGATTGATGAAGGCGGACGCCTGCTCACGGGTGTCCCAATACCATTCCACCCGGTCATTGCCGCCGGTCCGGATGCTGGCCTTGAAGATCCTGTTCATGCCAGCGCCCTCCTCAGCCGATCAGCAGCAGCTTGCCGATGAGCAGGTACAGCGCGATGGCGATCACCGTCATGATGATGGTATGGACGGCCTCCCGGGCCTTCTCGCCCTCGTTCTCCGGCTCCCAGCGCGTCACGGGTGAAGCACCTCCTCCACGTAGTCGGTGATTTGCGGATTCTTCTCGGCCAGCGCCCTGTCCATGTAGTCGACGATCTCGCCGGGTGTCAGGTTGGCCACCAGATCGGCCACCAGCGATGTGTCCAGATGCAGCTTGCGCATCCTGTCGTTGCCGAAGATCAGGCCCTCCAGCTTGAAGCCGTCCGCGTCATGGCTGAAGAACACGGAGCCGCTTTCGCCGTGAACCGCAACCATACAGGTGACAAGGTTCGTCTCGACGCTGTCGTTGAGTCCCTGCAGCAGTCCGATGTGTGCGCTGGCCCCCACCGTGCAGAGGGCCGCGCGCTTGTCCGCCTCTCTCATTGCACCCATCCTTTCTCATTGTCCCAATGCCATCCCAGGAAGGCCAGCACGTCCGCCTTGCTGATGCGCAGGTGATTCCCGCGCCAGAAGTACCGGAAGCCGATGTCCCTGTTCTGCTTGGCCGCTACATTGAAGCCGTAGGAGCTGCGATAGCCCAGGGCTTCGGCGGCCTCCTTCGGGCTGATGTCCGCCCTGGGCGAGCGGATCAGCGCCTCAACTGCCGGAGTAGGTTCCATGCTGCGGCCTCCTTCTGCCTATCTGCCGAAGTTCAAGATTGAACTCGTTCGGCAAAAAAATAGGCGGCGATCTCAGAGCTGGGGATCTGAAGGACTTCCGCAATCTTCCGGATTTCCTTCTGCTTCCACCCCCGCTGATTGTTCAGCTTCATGGAGACGGAATGCTCAGAAAGTCCGATCTTCTGCGCAAGCTCCTTCTGCGTCCCGACGTACTCGACAATCCTGCCAAGCAACTTGCTATAATCGTACTCCATCCTGTTGCACCTCCTTTCATCCGGTTCAATCTTGAACCTTGACCGTATATTATCACAGGGAAATGGCATTGTCAACAACAAAAATTCAACTTCACACAATTTTAATTCAATCTTGAATTTTTGTTCAAAGTGTGATAGACTCACGGCGAGGGGGTGATGATATGGCCACAACCGCCGAACGATTGCGACAGATCATGCAGGCGCGCGGCCTCCGTCAGGTGGATATTCTGCGAATGGTCGAACCGTACTGCGTCGAATTTGGCCTGAAGATGTCAAAGAGCGACATCAGCCAGTTCCTCAGCGGCAAGGTGCAGCCAGGTCAATGGAAGCTGTCGCTGCTGGGCAAGGCACTTCACGTCAATCCAGCATGGTTGATGGGTGAATCCGTGGAGATGGAAGAACCGCTGCTTGTCGCTGTCACGTTCCCGTCCGAACCGCTGAAGTTGTCCCCTGAGGAGGAAATTCTGGTGGTTGCCTATCGTAACGCGCCGGTTATGATTCAGGAAGCTGTCATGAAGATCCTGAGTGACTACCAACGGAAGGCGGCTGATTCTGAATGAAGCCGAAGGCCAGAGGCAACGGCCAGGGCACCGCATACAAGCGCGGCAGCACATGGACGGCGCAGGTGGTGATCGGCTGGAAGATGGGCAAGAACAACCAGCCGATTCCGATCAAGCGCACAAAAGGCGGCTTCAAGACGAAGCGGGAAGCGCTGGCCTATTGCCCGGAGCTGCTGAAGGCCCCGACCGTCCGGAAGATCGCCCCGCGTCTCTCTCACTATGCGGAGCTGTACTTCGCCGGCGAGTGCAACAAGCTGTCAAGGTGCAAGAGGGGAGCATACATCATCGCATGGAAGCGTTTGAAGCCGTTGCATGATTATCCGATGGACCAGCTGACGGTCGCCCTGCTGCGCCAGACAGTCAGCGAGGCCGCCTCCACCCACTACACGGCCCGCGATTGCAAGGTGCTGCTGTCGCACCTGTTCAAGCTGGCCGGCGCTGACGGATGGGTGTCCAAGGACCTGCCCAGCTACATCATCCTGCCGGATCTGCACGAAAAAGAGCGCTGCCCATTCTTGCCGGAAGAACAGGAAGCGCTGTGGGGGCTGTACGAAGCCGGGAACAAGGACGCGGCCATCCCGCTGCTGATGATCTACACAGGCATGATGCCCGGAGAAGTCATGCGCATGACGCCGGCCATGATCCACATGGAAGATCACCAGATCATCGGCGCCGGCCTGAAGACGAAAGTCCGGCAGGAGTCCCCGATCTGGCTGCCTGACGCTGTGATCCCGATCCTCGACGCCGCCCTCGCCGATCCGGACCACCCGCTGTGGCTCAAGACGGAGAAATGCCTGTATTTGCACTATTACGCCGCGCTGGAAGCAGCAGGCACCCGCAGGCTGGAGCCGTACAGCTGCCGCCACACCACCGCCACGGCCCTGACGATCACGGAGAACATCGCGCCGCAGACCGTTCAGCGGATCATGCGCTGGGCCAACACCCGGATGCTCGACAGGTACGCCCATCCTGATGAAGATGCCATCCTGTCCGCTGTCAACACGATCGGACGTACTACCGACCTACTACCGACAGAAGCGGCTGCAGCCGTTGAAAAACCTTGATTCTCATCTCCCGCTCAAAGGGAACACCAGCCCAATACCGCCGCCCGGATTCACCCCCGTCTTCTCCGCTCAACGCCTTGCATCTCAACGGATGCATGGCATTCTTTGTGCCCTTCTGCTGCGGCGCTGTGTATGCCTCTATAGGCCATTTTCGCGCTCTACTACCGACTCTACTACCGACTTCCGGAAGGCCTGCTGAAGGCCAGCTGCAGGCCCATCCAGCCGCCAGATCACGCGCCTGCCATTCCTGTCCGCAGGAACCCCGTAAAGCCGCCTCCGCCATCCCGCAGGCAAGAACACCCGCCCACGCCCGGGACGCGCCACAAGCCCCTCAGACGCCCGGCAATGGCACATCCGGCAGCAGGTCAACGGCAGGCCACCACTCCGCGCCCTCCGCGCCCTGTGGAAAACCCTGTGGATAACTACGCCCGACTTTTCCACAAGATTCTCGGCCTTCTGATGGCCTTTCCCGGGGCCCTCTCCGCACACGCATAAACACACACGCAACCGCCAACACCGGCCATAGAGGCCATCCTGCGCGTCAGAATCGCTATCCAGCGCGTCAGCCGCCCCCCGCCGCACCCGCCGGCCCACGTTTCGGGCAACGGAAAAGAGCGGGCCCTTGCGGACCCGCCCCCTGGAGGCTCACCCTTACACCACTCGCTCATCCCCCGTGACGATCATCGGCGGCAGGATGGCGTCCAGCTTTTCGTACCAGCCGGCATACCTGCCATTGGCAGGCGCCGGGCTGTCCGGCTCCTCGACGTTGGCCCTGGGCGCGGCCTTCTTACGGGCCACGGGGGGCTTGACCTCGGTCTCCCGGAGGTCGACCCCGTACAGGTCGCTGGTCAGCCTGTACCCCAGGATCCTCCGCTTCCCGTCGGTCACCTGCTCGATGACGAAGCCCTCGAACGTCTGGTTGAACCAGCGCCTCATGAGCTCGGCGGTGGCGGGGTCACCGGCGCTGGCAAGAGCGTTGACGGTGGCCGTGATCTTGGATGCGGTGGTGGTGGTGATGGCTTTGCGGAACATAGCGTTCCCTCCCGGCCGTCTTTCCGGCCTGCCATATTCTGGAAGCCTTGCGGCTTACAGTCCCACCTGGTGCTGTTCGTTATGAAGTTGTCAAGGTTCTCGGCTCGGCCGGCCCGCCGTGGGCCCCCGCCCCGCCCTGGCTGGGCGGTGGGTCTCTCTCTTTCTGTGATTCAAGTATAGCACACTTGCTGTGTAGTGTCAAGCCCCCCAACGGAAAAAAGTTGGCGCGGCTTGAAACTCTTGCCGCGCCTTGTTCCTCTCAGTAACCGCAGTCTCCTGCTGCGTCGGTTTCTTCCTCCGGTGTCGGTGCCGTCCGCCGGTAGTAGTCCGCCCGGATCAGACCCTTCACGTACTGCGCCATGTTGGGCTGCTGATGGAGCCATTCCAGCAGTTTGGCGTCTTCCGGATTGCCCTTGTTGAAGGACAGGAACTTCCGGACAACGTGCTCCCGCATGTACTGCTGGTCGTACTTGCTCTTGTCGAATGCCATGATGCTGCCTCCTTCCGGACCGTCAGGCGGCCCTTCGGCTGCATTGTAGCACACTACACGAATAGCGTCAAGCGCATGAAAAAAGCCCGCCCCGGATCGCTCCGGAGCGGTTTTCTGTCACTTCCCGTCATCCTCATCGGCCAGATCGGGCGGCTTCTGTTCCGCCGGCTGCGGCAGGATCACCACGCCTTCGTCCTTCGCGCCGGCCGCGTCGATCAGCCCCTCGCCGATGATGTACGCCACCACCGCGGCCCCGGCCATAATCAGCGCGGTCACTTCCGCGGCCACGCTCTCCGCGCCGCCGAAGGCTTTAATCATCCCGGCCACGAAAACAGCCACGGCCGCCCAAAACTTCCGGCTTGTCAACTTGCGTCTGAGATCCTCGCTCATGTGTGCGCTCCTTTCAGCTCAGTCCGAATTTCCCAAGCACAACGCCCAGCGCCGCGGCCAGCACCAGCCACAGCACCTTCCCGGTGATGTCTTTCCACTTCTTGCCCGGCTCGTCCTTCAAGGCGTCCACGTCCGTTCGCAGGCCCTTGATGCTGCTCAGCATGGACGCCTGCCCCAGCGTCAGCTCCTTGACGGACAGGGCCAGCGCGTTGACTGATTCGACGATCTTTTCGAGCTGTTCGGTTCGGCTGAAAAGCGTCTTGATCTGCTCCGTGTGGCGGATGATCTCGCCCTCCATGTTGTCCATCGGTCTCCCTCCTTTCCGGCTTCATGGATCCCAACGGCCAGCAGGGCCGCGCCGCCTCACTCCTCCAGCACGATCACCGCGTCCGGCCAGTCTCTCCGCACAGCGTCCGCCTGCGCCAACGTCAGCCCGGTCAAGGTCGCCGTGAACCGATCCCCAGCGTCCACCTTGTCCTCCTCCAGCGCGGCCAGCAGCGCCGCCTGTGTTTTCAGCCCGGCCACGCCGTCCACGGTCAGCCCGCGGGCCGCCTGAAAAGCCTTCACAGCGCTGAGGGTCTTCTGTCCGAAGATCCCGTCCACCGCCCCGCAGTCGTAGCCCAGCTGATTCAGCCCGGCCTGCAATTCGGCCACGTCGTCGCCCCGGTTCCCCTTCACAAGCGTTCTTTTCACGGTTTCTCCCTTCTCCGGCTGCCACCCGTCCGCCAGACAGGCCGGCCTCGCCCAGTGTGTCCACTTCCCGGCGCTGATCGGCTCGCGCTTTACGGTCACGCTGCAATGGATCACTTCCCCGCCGCCGATGTACAGGCCCGTGTGGATCATCTTGCCGCTGTCGCCCATGCGGAAGAGGCAGAGCACCGCGTCCGGCAGACCGTCCGGCAGATCGCGGATCATGCCCTTGTCCGTCCAGTTGGCTGCCGTCTTGTACTGCGAGGAAGCCCCGCCGCCGGCGAGGGCGAAGCCGGTCGCCGTCTTTATGCACCAGTACGTGAACCCCCGGCAGTCGAAGGCATACGCCTCCCGCCACTTGCAGACGGCGCAGCTCTCCGCCCGGTCGCTCAGCACAGGGCAGGCCTTGTAGATCGCGGAGGCGTGCGAAGGATTATAGCCGGCGTACTGCTGCCGATAGGCCGGAGTGCAGCGCCCGCCCCACGCGCCGAAAACATACGGGTCGCCGATGTGCGCCTCCGCTGCCGCGATGATGGCCCGCTCCAGGTCAGTCATAGGCACCACCCTCTCTCAGGATGGGGCGGCCGCGCAAGCCACGCAGGCCGCCCCCGGGATGCGTCAGGCCTCCGGCTCGGCCACAGGCTCCGGCTGGGTGAAGCTGTACAGCTTGCGCTCGATGGCGCCCTGCTCGATGGTGCCCCACTCGATGGCCGCCAGATCGTTGCCGTCGCTGTTGGTGATGGCGTTGGCGCAGAGCAGATGATACTGCTTCTCCGCGTCCGCGCGTTCGGTGTAGGAGTAGTTGGCAGGCGTCACAGCGGCGCCGGACTTCACGGTCTTCTTCTGCGCGTAGTAGTACATGATGATGATCCTCCTTTTTTCAGTCGATCCTGTAAACCTTAAACTCCTTGAGCTTGCAGTCACATGCGTAGTTGGTCGGATGGCTGTGGGCCCCGTTGCCAAGCGTCCACAGAGTTTCTGTACCGTCGGACGGCCACGGCGCCGCATACTCCACGCGGGGGATCGGTGTCGTAGCCCGGTACAGGCCGCCGTTGAGATAGACTTCCAGCCGGTCAACACCGCCGCTGGCTGCCGTAATCGAATACCAGCCCTTGATCCGCACATAATCATTCGCCGGAAGCGGCGGATATGTGGGGATCACAAGGTTTTCTTTGGCTCTTGAAATCGGATTGTAGTCGTTGCCCATCATTTTCCACGAAAACGTTGCCCGCGTTGGATCTGCGATGTAAACAGGCGTAAAGCCAAAACCCTTGGTTGTGTTGGTCAGCGATCCGACGTCGAAGACTACGCCGCTGGCGGACGTGCTCTGCTTGACATAGACGTCAAGCTCAACACGCCAATGATGCCCGAAGTTGATCTCGCTACCGCCGTCAATGATCGGATGCACAAGCCGCGCCGTACCGGGGCAGATGTACAGCTTGTCCGTGCTGTCATAGGTGGCGTGTCTGGTGCTGGCGGCGTCGTAGTTCATGTCAAACGTGATGCCCTGCACTCTGTCCACCCAGCAGCCGTTAACAGGCGCGTCATCTGCGTTCAGCCAGTAGGCAAGTCTCCCACGATTGTGGGCGGACGCCTCTATGATCCTCCGCCGCGATGCCATCAGGTCGGCCATGCCATCACCGCCCCGTAGATGCCGTCCGCGATGCTGATTTCATAGGTGTACCCGGCCTCGACGCCCGTCCACCAGTCCGGCATGACAACCGTCTGCGGGAGTGTCAGCACCGCCGCGGTCGTGCCGGACGTGAACCGCACCTCGCACAGGCCGGACGCTGACGGCGTGAAGCTGATCTCGCTCACCTCGCCGCAGATGTAGCGCTTGCCAGTCTCCGCCGTGATGGTGGGCGTGGAGCCGGAGACTTCCACTGTGTCAGACTGCGCGGTCAGGTCTTCCAGTGTGCAGAGCAGCACCAGATTTGTCAGCGTCGCAGTGCTGTCTTTGCGGATCACTCTGACGCCAACCTGTACACCTTCCGCAGGCGCCGTGAAATCAACTAAGAAATCATCGCCTATTTCAGTATGCGTCCCAAAATTAGCATACGTACCGGATTTGACAGCGCCAGCGTACATCGTGTCGCCGGAAAAGCTGCCGGAAATCCGATGCATATTAAACCTGTACTGATGTCCTGTCACAAGCGTCATCAGCGGATCGGTAAAAGCTGAAATTGCCTGGGCGGTTCCGCCATAAGCAGGCGTCCCGTTCAGCCGGATCATAAAGGGGTTGCCGTTGCTTGACCGCGCCACAGTACCGTTCAAGGTCACAAGCATCCCGCGCCGCGTCATGGTCAGCGTGCTGGTAATGTCCCCGTCATACTCGCTGCCGTAGCCGTAGTCAATCAGCCCTTCCCCAGCCAGCGCCGCCGCAACGGTCGCCTTGCTGTCCGCCGCCGTCGCCAGCGCGTCAACTGCCGCAATGGCATCACCGGCTGCCTTCGCGTCCGCAGGATCGCCCGCGACAGAGAGTGTCGTATCCGTCGCGGCGATGGTGTAGGTGTCCGTCAGCCCAGGAAACTTGATGCTCCTCAGCGGTTTAGTCGCCATTGCTCACCGCCTCCTCCCCCTGTGTGATTGTCACGTTGCCCTCGCCGTCATCGGTGCAGACAATGGCGCCGTCAATGACAACTCTGCCCTTGCCTGCCGCCTGGCCGAGGATGTAGCTCACCGCGTCAAGGCTCATGCCCAGGCCCTCCATTCATGGCTCGCCGCGTCGTAGAAGTACAGCGTCGCCGTGTCCATCTCAAGCAGGATGCTCCCGTTCGCAACGCCATCGGTGGGCTTCGCATCCGTGCTCAGACATTCGCCCTGCGCGTAGTACGTGGAATCAGTCATAAGACGCTTGTCATTCCATGTCAGCACTTTTACCACTCCTTTCAGCTTATAGTAATATTTCCATCGCCGTCATCGGCGAAAGCCAGCTCCGCGCGCTGGATCTCGCCGCAAACGGTCACAGAAACCGCGTCAGTCCCCGTCCAGGTTCCGGCGCTATGATCCGCCGTAAACCTGTATAGGACAGATGAATACCAAACATATTGACCGGCTGAGTAGTCCACAGATTCGGAAAAGTCCGCTGCGATGGTTTCGAGAAGATCCGTATACTCCGGCGGGAGGCTGTCCCTTGCGTTTTCAATCGCATCAACCAGCGCGGAAACATCACTTATAATCGTTCCCGGATCGATGATCGTTTCCGTCTCGATCAGGCGAACGTTTCCGGTCCCTTCAAGCACTGTGGTAGTCGTGGTTCCGTCGGTCCATGAGACAGAAATCTTGATGGGACCTTGCTCCGCGTAGACGCCGGATGGAAGGTCGATATAGATCTGATTTTCTGAGACAACGCCGTTTTCAATCGGCACCGTACCACCACCGGAAAGAACCGCCCGCCCGAAAGCGGAGCCTCCCGGGGAGAAAGGCTCACCGTCCTTGTACAGGTAGACGCCGACCCGGTTTGCCAGTGCGTCCCCGAGGAACAGCGGATGGAGCGTCTGCGTTACCGGTCCTTTGTCAATATCAACGCTAAACATGTTTGGGAACTGCATTATTTCATCCCCCCTTTATCAGCTTGATTCTGACTTTCCCGGGCTGGATTGTGTCGAGGTTTGTCAGGCGGGAATAGCCCTCCCAGTCGGCTGCACCCGTCTCATCATCCACAAAGTGGATCTTCTGCAGCCCGTCGAACTCGGTCGCAATCACGGGCAGCCGTCGATCATCCTGCATGGTAATCAGGCAGGACCCGTCCGCCAGAGGCGCCCAGGCATAGTCCACTTCATACGTTTTCCCCCGGTCCGTCGTTATGGCTCTCATGGATCACCGCCTCCTTCCGCTTTTCTTCCTCGCGCAGCCCCTTTGACAGCGCCACGAGCTGCTGGTATACCTCGGTCATCGTTGCAGTATTGTGCGGGGACGCCGGAATCGTGACGCTTGCAAGGTTATTGATGATCTTTTCAATGAGTTGATACTGATCGTACATGCGCGCCTCCCTTATGTACGGCCGAGGTAATAGATCGTCTTCCCCGTGAAGGAGTTGTCCGTTTGAAATACCCGGAGCACTTGGTCATTCCCTGCCCCGTCCTCGAAGGAAACAAGGCGAAGGTTAATTCCGGTGACCACATAGGAAGATTGCCAAGAGGCGCTATTACTGCCGACCTCAAGGTAGTCCAGCGCATACACATCGTTGGCCATCAGGACGTCCGTTGTGATGCCGTCCGAAATCTGGATGTTGATGTTGGCAAGCTCGGCCGAAAGCTGACTCGCCGTAACGTAGCCGGACAGGTCAATCGTGTTCGCGCGGATCTGCACAAAGGACCCAGTCTGAGCGTTCACGGCCGCCACGATGCTGGCAGGATTGACTTGTGCATTCGCCCCGGAGCCGGTGACAACCAGGCTGATTCGGTCCGCCTGCACATTGAGCTTTGATTGCCACATGTTGACATTATCGTCCGCGTAGGTGATAACGCCCTGGGCATTCAGGGAGATACCAGCTTGCCGGAGGATCTCGTCAACGTTATCGAGGTCGATCTGATAGGCCCGGAGACTGATTTCGTATTTGTTCAGCGCTATTTCCGTCTCGAATTCAGAGATTTCATACTCAGCGTTTGTCTGGCCGCCGGAGCCTCCTCCGCCGCCGGTTGCGCGGTCGTTGGTTTCCTTCGCAATGTAGACAATGTTCGGAATATAGGTTCCGATTGTAGGCCGCGTTGCGGTCGGGTCCAGAAGATCGACCGTCAGCTTGATGATCTCCAGCGCAAGGACCACGCCCGTCGGGCGAATCTCCACAAGCGCCGTATCATGAAGCCGGAGCGGCTGATCCGCATATCCCAGCCGGTGCAGGTCTCTGACCATACAGTCGACAGTCACATCCGGGAAAGATACGCTTTTCAGTGCTTCCCATGTCTTTTGAAGCAGCAGCGCCGGATCATCAATGTCCCCGTTCTGGTAGAAGCCGAAGCGCGGCCGGCCGTTGCGCCCATAGGCTGCCGTAGCTGCAGGATCCTCGATGTATGTCTGATCCGCGGGCTTTGCCGGATGATCCGCTGTAGCCGTCCAGACTTCATCCGCGAAGGTCAGCGGCGCCTGTTCTTCCTGCCCCTCCACGTCCACAGACGCCCCAAAGCCGTAAAGCGCCGTTTTCACCCGGCTGTCATCCCAGGTCACGCCCATTTCATCCGCATTCTTGTCGAGGGAAAGGCGGATTCCGCGCCATATCCCCTGCGCAGGCATGATGTCCAGATAGCGCCCAGTGATGCCAGCGCTGCCGACCGTGACCCGCGGATTGATGTATACGTTCCAGTTTTCCTCGACCGTCCGCACGTCCGCCCAGACGTGGCCCATGCCGATATGCGCGCTTGACGTATTTTGCGTTGTATCCGTCCCGACTTGCCACAGGGTCCCGGTCAGCAGCTCCGCAAGCACCGCCCCGGCTGTCACCTCGTCGAAGTCCTCCTGATTGAAGAACTCGTCCGTAAGCTCCGCAATAGCGATGTGCTCCGCCGTGACTTCCTGATAGTGGTCAGGCTCATAGTCGCGCACCTTGCGAATCTCGAAAGCTTGAAAGGTCCCCGTGTCATCGGAAAAACCGATTCGCTGCCCGCGCTGAATCACCTTTGCCGCGTCATAGGGGAAAAGAACCTGCAGGCTCATTTCCTCCTGCGTCCATGATGCAGACTCCGCATCTTCCCGGGAAAACAGCACATGATCGGAGGCGTCAAAAAAGATGAAATTCATTCTTGCCACGCCTCCCGCCAGTGGACTGTCCCGGTGCCGGTGATTGTCTGCGAGCCAATCACAGGCGGGATGAACTCCGCGCCGGACAGAGGCCAGTACTGCATGATGCTGACACCGCCCACCGCCGCCGTCTGATGATTCAGGTCAATAACCAGGTCGCCGGCCGGAACCGTCGAAAATGTCATTGTGTGCGTGCCGTCGGAATAGGATTGATTGCTCGCCGCTGCTGCCAGTGTGCGCGTGATCCACACCTTCGGCATCGCGTCGCCGAGGATCGTAAAGGAAGACCCACAAGAGCAGGACTTCGCGGGCGAGTAGAAGAAAGGATCGTAGGCCGTCCAGACGAGGCTCAGCTTATTTTCCCACCACTGCCGCGCGGAAGGTTCCGGGAGGCCCGTACAGACTGCATAAATGATCTTCCCATCCCTGTAGGGGAGTGCCAGCGCCTCCGGGCCTTCTGATCTCGCCCACCGCACAAGGTTTGAAAGCTGCACCTGCCGCGCTTCCCTGTCATCATTCAGCACAGCGAAGTTTACCCGGATTGTCCGCGTCCCGATCCTCATGCGCACATAATCGGCGCCGGGGAGGATCGGTCGCTGCCTGGCCGTTGCGTTGAGCTGCAGGGGAGAGACGTGTATATCTTCGATCTTGATATCAGGCGCGGCCGTGGTAATGTCCGCGCCCCGAAATGCAATCATTGCCGCCATCCGCTCCTTTCCAATGCCCTGTAGCTGTCCGCTTGCCGGGCCGAAATCACGCGGCCCACGGTCACGCCGTCAAGATACACATTCCCGCCGCCGCTCGGCGCGCTGTCCCAGACGGAAGCACCGATAGCGCCGTAGTCAATCGAGGCCGTCTGCGCGCCATACTTGAAGTCTCTCCAGACCTTGTTTTCCTCTGCGGTCAGAATGCCCTCGCCCTCATGCAGCCGGGCAAGGTAGTTGTCGAAAGGCACATAATCGAGGCCGTCCGCGTGGGATCCGTTCAAAATACTGCCGACAAAGGAGATTCCGCCGCCGAGCAGGCTGAAGCCCCCGAATGCTGTCAGACGTGCAATCTGTGCTGTGATCGCGTCCACCTGCTCCGTGACGGCGCCCTTTTTGTCCGCGAGGCCGTCAACGATGCCCTGCACCGTATCGCCAACAGCGGCCTTTGCTTCCTCGCCCAAAGACAGCCCAGCTATAGCCGTGTTTGCTGAGTCGACGAGGCTCTGGAAAGCTGCATCCGTCTCCAGCTTCTGCTCTGTCAGCGTGCCGGTGAACTTCTCTTTCTCCGCCTGCACCGCCTGCCACATTGTATTCAGCTCTGTAATATTCCCGCCGCCGGAGACAAGCGCCTGTAGGTAGTCAAAGGATTCCTGCGAACCATCGGAGAGAGAGGCCAGCAGGCTTTCATCCACGCCCAGCTCCCGCGCCTTGCGCAGGTTCTCTTGATAGGTCTGCATATACTCGAGCTGACTCTGCAGGCCATGCGTCATGTTTTCGATTGTCGGGATTGTCGCCTTCAGGCTCTGCTCCGTCCCCCGCAAGGTGGATGTATCTTGCCCCTTCGCCTTTAGGTCCTCGATTTGTGCGGTGACGTTCTTTAGCTCCTTGGCCGCCTTCTGCGCCGGCGTGGTAATTTCGCCGAAGCCCTTGACGGTCGAGTTCACGCTGGCAAGCGTTTCCTGCCGCACCTGCTCCGCGTAATTGGCAACATCCTGCATAGCCGTGGTCGCGTCGGTCAGCGCCTTCTGTACATCTTTCAGGGCTTCCTCGTCGCCGTTCGCGGCCTTCTCAAGCGTTGTCATCTCGCGGGTGGTTTCCTCAATCGCGTGATTCAGGTTTGCCTCCGCCTGCTCGACGGTGCCGTAGGTTTCCGCGAGCCTTTCCCCGTCCTTGTTGTACTTGTCTATTGCCTCGGCCTGCGCGGCTTCCTTTGTCTCAATCTCGCCGGATATGCTGATCCATCGCGCCAGATCGTCGTTTGCAGCCTGCATATCTCTGCGCCTCCAAGGGTTGGTTTCATTCTTGTATTCTGCTATGACGTCCGGTATGATTCCTTCATAGTATCGCTTCTGCGCCTTTAGATCTTCAATTTCAGCCTGTGAATCATCAATTGCCTGTTTTTTTTGCGCGTGAACGCTCCACACGGCCTTGACGGTGTTATAGTTCTCCCATTCTTTGATATAATCCCGGATTGCTTCTGTCCCGCCGTTGATAGCGCCGGTTTCCTGATCCACAACGGAAGAAATCCCCGGAATAGTTTGCACAAGCCACCTGCAGGTTTCCAGCCATCGCTTCTGCTGCAAGTCAATCTGATCCGTACTCCAG